GGTAGATAGGGAGTTAATACATAACAAGGTTTTAACAGCTAATGAAAAGATGGTTTATATTATCTGTTATTCTTTTCGTAGTGCTCCTAAGGGTTGCAGAATATCTTATGAATATTTGAAGCAGCGTACAGGTATCAAAGACAGTAGAACCATAACCAAAATACTTGACCGACTCACTTTGTTTGGAATGTTGGCAAGAAAGCAGATTAGTAATAAAACGCTTCACTTTGTTTTTGATAAACCTACCATGCAAGATTATATAAAACACAACATTAATAAGCGAAATAAACTAAAAAAAGTTAATGCTAAACGATTAAATAAACCTGTTAATAAGTCTAAGGTTTTGAGAATAAAAGACTACTTTCCGACCCACAATTAATGCAATCCGCACCTACATTAAATGTACGTAAATATAGAGCTATATATATACTTAAATTATATAGTTAAATATATATAAGGTTGTATTCTACTGATCGGTAGCTTTACCGATACCCCCAATGCCTGTCTTAAGGGATTATTGAAAACACTAAAAAAAAGTTTTAAAAGTAGTTTATGTTAGAGAGGGAACTTACACCGCAAATTTTAGACCAGTATTTAGGAATCGCCAGTTGGGTAGATAATAAGATTGCACCACCCAAGAAGCCAAAAGCAAGTCAGATGTTTAATTTAATCCAAATCATACCGGATAAAACAGACCATAATAAATATGGTAAAACTAAGATAAGAATTACACCAACGTCTAAGCAGTTACAGATTTATGAGTTAGTGCTTAACATTATGCTTAAAATCACAGCAGAATACAGAGATTTAATATACATTAAAAACTTTCCATACCGCAAAAGCTATAGAGATATGAAATACTTTTTTGTAGGTGATAGCCATGAAACGATAAGAACAAAATATAACAATGCATTGTTTGACGTAGCCAGGATGGTAAATAAAATAGGATTACAGAAATTTATTTGACAATTGAGGCAAAATGCTTAATTAATTTCTTATATTAGGATTTTTACATTCTAATCATTCTTACCCTGCCAGAATCTGTTCCTTTTCGTTCCCCCTTAGAATCGTTTATCCTTAAGGTCGTTCTGGCAGAGTTAGAATATTTTATAAAACGTCTTTTGCACTCTTGATAAAATACACCTTTGACAGATAAAAGGTTAATCAAGGTTTGACGTTCTAATTGTTTTTTGTTCATTAATGTAAAACTTTCTTTTTTAATGAACCATCAATATATATTCCGACAACTTTTATAAATTTTTGAACTGTCATATATTTAAACAGATCACCATTGTCTGGGTCTTGCTCAAGTTTTCTTTTTAACTTGATAAAGTCTTCTTTAGTTTTTGGTAGTTTCATTTTTATCCTTTCGTTACAAATCATAATACTTATTGTACACATAAAGTAAACAATCAAATAATAAATAATATAAAATATGAACAATCAAATAATAGAACAAAAACAGAACAAGCCGGTAGGTAGACCAAGTAAATTTTCAAAAAAAACTACCAAGAAAATTATGGAGCTATTAGCTCAAGGTAAAAGCATTAGAGATATTACAAGACTTAAATCTATGCCTTGTTGGGAGACTTTAAGAAATTGGATTAACAAATATCCTGAGTTCCAGGAACAATATGCAAAAGCTAAAGCTGATGGAATTGAGTTTGTATTAGCCAATGCTGAAGATTTGTTAAATGAGAATTTAGAGAACGCTAAGTATGAGAAAAGAACTGATTTAGGTAAAACTCATCTAGTAAAAGCTGCTGTAGATTTAGCCAAATGGAAAGCAGAGAAGCTAAACGCTAATGTTTATGGTAAAAAGAATGAACTAAATGCAAAATTGGGAGACCAAATAATACAAGTTAAATGGTCTGATTAACTTTATTTTGTAATGTATTTTTGCAATCTGCATACAAATAATTAGTACAAAAAAGTTATAGGAAACAAATGTTCTTGTTTTGTACTAATTGGCTGATAACTGATTTGTTATCGGAAATTTTAGTAACAAGAATGTTTTATTATCATTAGTAAATAATCTAGGTTTTTAAGTAAAAAGGGTGGGGTTTTGTGCGATGCACCACCCCAAAATTATATTTGTAACTATAAAAATATTTATAGGACTCACACACAACTAAACTAGGAGGCGACAATGGACTTTGACGATAAAGGTTACAAAACCATAATTTACATTGATAAAAATAACCAGGTCGTTATTAAGTTCAACGGCTTTCAAGATAAAAACGAAGCAGATACTTTTTCTCAGTTTATCTCATGGGAGCTTGGCATAGAAGGTTCACACTACAATACGACATATCATTAAGGGGGGTTTTGTTTTAAAATGCCAATTATTGAGATTCCGTATAAACCAAGAGCATTGCAAAAAATTTTGCATGAAAAAATCTCTAAGAGCCGATTTAGTGTTTTAGTATTACATCGTAGAGCCGGTAAAACTGTGATGTGTATTAATCACATGATTAGAGCTGCTTTGACAAACCCTAATCAACCAAGTCGCTACGCCTTTATTTCGCCTACATTTAAACAAGGTAAAGCAACGGCATGGGATTACATCAAAACCTATGCTGGAAAAATACCAGGTGTAAAATTTAATGAGTCTGAACTTAGAGCTGATTTTCCTAATGGTTCAAGAATCACCATTCTGGGGGGTGAAAATGACCAAGCACTCAGAGGTATATTTTTAGATGGTTGTGTATTTGATGAAACGCAAAGCATTAATCCCAGTGTGTTTCCTGAAGTCATAAGACCAGCATTAGCCGACAGAAAGGGCTGGTGTATTTTTATAGGCACACCAAAAGGTAGAAATTATTTTTATGATCTATATTGCCAAGCCAAAAAAATGGATGGTTGGTATGCCTCTACACATAAAGCAAGTGAGACAGGCATATTAGATAGCGAAGAATTAGATTCTGCAAAACAAATGATGTCGCCTGATTTATTTGAACAAGAATTTGAATGTTCATTTCAAGCTGCAATCACCGGTGCTTATTATGGCACTTTGATAGAAAGGGCTGAGCAAGAGGGTAGAATCACCGATGAATTATATGACGAAAATTTAGAGGTAGAATCTTGGTGGGATTTGGGAATGAACGACCAAACAGTGATTTGGTTTGTTCAGCGATATAAAAGTCAAATAAGGCTTATTGATTATTACGAAGCAAGTGGTGAAGGATTAGATCACTATGCAAAAGTAATAAATAATAAACCTTACGATTATTCAACGCACATAGCTCCTCATGATATTAAGGTTAGAGAACTTGGAGCTTATGGTAAATCAAGACTAGAATCTGCGTTGGAATTAGGTATAAGCTTTACAGTAGCTCCAAAACTATCTATTGAAGATGGGATTGAAGCTGTGAGAAAGGCAATTCCAAATTGTTATTTTGATAAAAACAAATGTCAAGTTGGAATAGAAGCATTGAAAGCCTATCAAAAGAGATGGGATGAAAAAAATCAATGTTTTAGAAACAAACCTTTACACAACTTTGCTTCGCACTCTGCTGATGCGTTCCGCACAGGAATCGTTGGTAGTGGGATAGAGGCAACCGATTGGAAAAAAACAATAAGCGTAAATACAAATTATATAATTTAATATGGCAAAAGTTTCAGATCATGAATTAAGACACATTATAAATAATGAAATCAATAATGCACTAGGATTTTTAGGCGGTGAATTATCAACGCAAAGAAAAAGAGCATTAGAATATTATTTAGGTGAAAAACTAGGTACAGAAATAGATGGTAGATCCCAAGTGGTTTCTACTGATGTTGCTGATACGATAGAAACCATTTTACCTAACTTGATGAGAATTTTTACTGCATCAAATCAAACGGCAAAATGTGAGCCGGTTAAAGCAGAAGATGTTGCGTTAGCAGAACAAGCAACGAATTATTTGAACTATGTATTCAATAAAGACAACCCTGGTTTTCAAATTATGTATACCTGGTTTAAGGATGCATTATTAGAAAAAAATGGAATTGTAAAAATCTATTGGTCAGAAGAAAATAAAGTTTCGCAAGAGACATATAGAAATTTAAGTGAACAAGAATATCAATTATTAACTAATGATGAAAATATTGAAATTGTTGAAAGCGAAGAATTTGACGATGAGAAGGCACAAGAGCAATTAGCACAAGTAGAAAAAATTGCAGAGGCACAAGGACAAGAAATAAAAATACCAAAACCAAAACTTTATAACTGCGTTATTAAAAGATCAGCAAGTAGTGGTAAAATA